TATGGGATTAAAAGCGATAATTGATGGACACGTAAAAGAAGCTCTCGGTAAAAATCAAGATATTTTTGAACAAAGAATGGATATTTGCCGAGAGTGTCCATTATATAAACAAACAGCTATGGGACCTGTGTGTAACAGTAGACTTTATTTAAATACGACAACTGGAGAGGTTTCTGAAACTAAAAAACCTGGTTATAAGTCAGGTTGTGGATGCAGACTTCAAGCTAAAACTCGGTTATCTTATACACACTGTCCTGTAGGTAAATGGTAAACATTAAACAATGGATAAATTACAAAAACATTATTCAAATGCTGAATAGACATATCCTCAATGGCATGACAATGAGGTTTTAATTAATGCAGATACTACTATATCTTCAACAATGTTTGGAGATAATAATAAGATATATGTTATTGATACAGTTATTAATCCTACTTCTGAAACAACATTTCTTGTTGGTAACAATAGTATATTAAAATTTACAAGAAACGGACAGTTTGGAGATAATTGTATTATCGATTGTGCAACACCTCTAGAAATAGAAGCTGGAATGCACAAAGTGTTTGGTGCTGGCACTATTAAGGCAATACTTAAAAATCCTATTGTATATCCAGAATGGTGGGGCGCAGTAGGTGATGGTTTAACTGATGATGTAGATGCTATTAATAGATGTATTTAGGCAGCACATAGAAACACTGTCTTTTTAGGACAATCGTTTTATAGAATTACTAGTGGGCCTATTTTAATTCGTGAAAAATTAGCAGACGTTACTAGATATGAACCATTAGGTTTAAGTTCTACTACAGGAAGTTCTGAAACATATTGGATATATACAAATAAAGAAGGAGTAACCTTGTAGGGTATTGAAGAAATACGTAGAAAAATTATCATTAATGGTTGTCTTATTGGTGACGAAAGTCTTGTAGGTCCTGTAATTTTTATATCGGGATTTACACACAGCGTTCTTGAAGTAAATGGTGCAATTTATGTTAGAAATACATCGTCTTCTTCTTGTGGTCTTATAGCGGTAGGAACTATAACCAGTAGTAAGATTTTTATAAACCACGTTGTAAAAGAATCTAATGATAGAACTGGTGGAGGTACTACAGACCACACTGGTTCAGGATGTGGTGTTATTTTTGGACAATAGTTATGGAGTAATTATATTGATATTTTGCTAGTAAGCGGTTTTGAATATGGTGTAGTATTTACAGATAGACAAACTTTACCTACACTTTGTCCAAACTTTTCTACGCTACAAGAAGATATTACAGGTAAAGCATCTTAGATGATGAATAAAATTGATATTCGTAGAATGACTGGCGTAAAACACGGAGTATATTTCAAATATACTGTAAGTGACAGTTTCTTCAATTCAAATAATATTCATGTAGGTAATCTAATTAAAGAAAGTACAATTCCATATACTGAATGGGGTGATGGTTTCCATGTTGAACCGGGCAGCGGAGGATTTGGAGAGAATAAAATAACTCTAGATGCAACAGATGGATGCTATAAGCATGTTTTTAATATACAACATATGCGTAGTGGAGTTATTACTACTCATGCAAATGTTCAAGATGTTTGGGTAGAAACTGTAGAAAAGGATATTACTAGTACAAGTTCTCATAGAGCAATAAATCACTTAGCAGATTCAATGTGTAAAGTGTTTAAATTTACAGATTGCCACGATATACAAATAAACACTATTAATAATCTTTTTGGCGAAACTTTAGACTTTACTAACTGCTCGCGTATAAAAATAAATAATGTTTATTTTACGGAATTGCTTAATATTAGTAATACTAATGGACAAATTAGACACGGTATCACACATGTGGATAAAGTTAAATTTGATGCAGAATTATCTATTATTGATGATAGTGCTATTGATGCAACAACTTCTGTTGGTACAAGTGCATTAATCTTAGTTCCTGAAAGAAGATACTTACATAATATTCATTATGTAGAAACTTTACCTACAGCACAAACGACAACTAATTATTAGTTCTATGCTTTAACTAGTACTGAATATGGAACTAATATAAAATTATATGCACTTTACGATTCACTTGGAAGACAAGTCGGTTACGTTTATAAAGATAGATATGTAACTGTAGAACAATAATAACAATTTTAAAAATGTAAATGATTATGGAAAATGGTAAAATGAATTTTTTTGGAGGAGACACTGCTGTAAGTTTTGCAAATGCGCAAACACTTGATGAAGCTACTAGAAAACAAGCAGTAGAAAGTTTTAATAAAGAAGTAAATAAGAAAACTGAAGCTGTAAAAGCAGAAATTGATAGAAAGCTTGCAAAAGGTAAAGAAGTTGCTGAGAAGGCAAAAGATATGGAAATTATTCCTGCAAACAGTTATATTCTTGTAAGACCTTATGCAGAAAATCCGTTTGAAGCTATGCGTGAGGAAAACGGCATTATTATTCCAGTATATGACGGTTCGTTTAAAAATCCAGATACTGGAGAAGATGATAAAGAGTATAACCTTTCAACTCAAGCTGATGTTATTGAAGTTGGACCAATGGTTAAATATGTGAGACCTGGTGATGTTGTTTACTATCGTGAAGCTTGTCAAGTTCCTGTTCCATTCTTTGGACAAGGATTATATGTTGTTTCTGAACATCAAATTCATGTAGTAATTAACGCTGGTGTAAAAGAGCGTTTCGAAAAAATTAATAATGGATTGGTTGACATAGCAGAACTTCCTGATTTCTTAGGTAAAACTAACGCAGAGAAAGTTGAAAACTATACTAAACTTAAGAAGTTAGGACTCGTATGTAAACCTGTAGAAAATGATAAGTAATATGGAAGATAAAGTATATTTCGTTCCTGGTGAGCTAGTAACAGTTCGCCAGGAACTTCCCAATAAACCTATAATGTTAGTAATAGGTAAAGAAACTATGGCCTTTAGAATGTCAGATAAATCTGAATAGTTTAAAGGTATGAGATGTAGATGGTTTACTAAAGATGGATTTCTTTAGGAAGCTGTATTTTCAACTAAAGATTTGATTAAAATATGATTAAAAAATATCAACAAGGTGGAGCATCATCTCAAAATGAACTAAATTAGTTTGCTCAAGAAGTAATATAGAATTAGTTATTTGGAGAAGATACTGAAACAAAATTATAGTAGTTGGCCAAAGAATAGCCTAAGATAATACAATAGCTTTTTTAGATTTGGAAACAGGCGGGTATTGATGGGGTTATTAAAGTCTTAAGTTAGTCTCAAAAAGCTGCCAGAGGAGCTAAATTAAATAGAATTAAAGCTCTTAACAATGCTTGTCCTGAAGGTTATATGAAAAAAGGTGGTAAATGTAAGAAATGTGAGAAGGGTAAGAATTTAGATCCTACTAAAGGTGTATTCCACGTAACAGCTTATTTTAAGGGTGGAACTAATAAAGGTGGTGTTTCTAATAAAAATAAAAAGTATAAATCTTCAAATTCGATAGATAAAACTAAACCATATCACACTAGAGTAACGTCCGTTTATAAAAAAAGTCCTGGATATAAAAAATAGACCGATACTGTGGTATTTCCTACAGGAATGACTTTTGAAAGAGATATAGATATTACTCCAATGGGGAATGATACTATTTATAATGCTTGGCCATCAGTTAATAATGGGAAATTTGCTGGTTCTTGGGATCCATTAACTGGGAACGATTTTGAAATGGTGATGAACAATACTCCGCAAAAACAAGTATATGTTGCTCCTATTGTAAGTATACCATTTTTTAAACATTAATTTATGAAATTTTTCCTCTTTGATAATGCGACTAATGAAATAACTATTAATGAACCTGAAGTTCTTATAATAAAAGAATTTGCAGCGTTATGGGATAAGAAGAGAAATGAATGTAAAGAGGATAAAACTGGAGGAAAACGTCTACGAGCATATAGAGAATTAACTTATATATGGTTAATGTTAGATTGGGCTAGTCCCTATTCAGATTATGATGAACAAGAAAGACATCAAGCTTGTTTAGAGGATGCACATCTAACAGAAGAAGAATGGAATGATCCAGAATTTAGAGCAGCTTGTCGCAAATATCGAGAACTTCAGAATTCCTCTAGAATACTCAGACTTATAAATGCTGCTAAAGGTACAGTAGATAAAATTACTGATTATTTTGATACCATTATTGATTTAGATGAACGCGATCCAAATGGAAAGCCTGTATTTAAAGTTAAAGATGTAATGGCTGAAATGAAAGGTGTTTCAGATGTAATAGAACAACTTAAAGCACTTGAGATTCTATATAAGAAAGAATTAGAACAAGATAGTAATGGTCTTATGGGTGATGTAGAAATTGGTGCTTTTGATTAATATTTATAATTATGATTTCAAACGAAGAAATGTATGAATTTGCCTCGTAGATTGCAGGTATTACAGACAATGACCTACAACAATACAAATGTGGAGGTAAAACCAAAATGAAAAAAGATTGTGGTGGAGCTAAATTACAACAAGGTAATAAGTTTAAACAATTTCAATAGAATTATAAACTAAAACAAGAACAGGAAAAACAAGTAAAAAAACTTCAAGAAGAAAAAAAGAATCATCCTGAACGTTTTGATAGTAGAGGCAATAGGAAGTATACTAAAGCATAGGATACTCCTACAAACGAAGATCAAAGACCTACGTGGAAGCCTGATGTAAAACCTAAAAGAAAATAATGCCTCGTAAAAAGAAATAGAATCCTACTTTAAAAATAAATTAGGATAAACTCTAGTAGCAAGCACTTGATAATAATATACAAGCTTTAAGAGAGTCTTTATTTAATAAAAATGTAGTAACTTGGGATGTTAAATTAAATGATAAAATTGATTATTTTGATTCTGATTTATCTTATGAATTAACTGGTTATAGACCATTAACTAAAACTAAGGGTCTAGATTTTAAACCCGAATGGTTTACAGAAGCTAGAGAGGTTAAACTGCAAACAGGTAAATACTGTTCATACCCACAAGGTACTAAAGCTTATATGGATTTTTGGAAAAAGGAATATGATCGATGTAACAATGGTATGAGCGTTAATGGTTATAGAATTACTGGAGATCACTATTTCTTTTTAAATTATTATAGACTACCCGATACTGATGTTAAAAAAGCAGGGTAGGGTAGAGGTTTAATATTTCCAGCTTTTGTTGATAAGCAGTACGAATATTTTCATTATATAGAGATGGCTCAAATACTAAAACGAGATGTATTGGCCGTTAAAAGTCGTGCCGTAGGATTCTCGGAAATTGGAGCTAGCTTGTTAGTTAATAATTATTCAACTAGACGTAATACTCACAATGTAGTAATTGCAGCAACAGAAAAATTCGTATCTGACTCATTAAAGAAAGCTTGGTTATAGTTAGACTATTTAAATGCTGATACAGAAGGCGGTATGAGACATGTTCGTTAGAAAATGAATACGGCCTTTCACAAAAAAGCATCGAAAATAAATAAACAACGTGAAGA